TCACACATCGACCGGCAGTGTCGCAAAAAGTCCTGCTCCGTACCGCGCCGATACTTGCGCAATCGAAATCTCGATTCCCCCGGTCGCCCCATCCGCCAACCGCTGCGCCAGCGTGTAGCTCCAATTTGGCTCAGACACATGGGTTTCGGTCAAGATACTGCCGTCCTTTATCACGCGCAGGTGATACCGCTCGCTTTCTTCGCCCAATGGTACTTCGGGCAGGTCCCACCCATCTCCATCAATACGAGTTCGGCGAATCCAGGTGATATCCATATTTCCGTTTGGCATTTGTCTGGTACGCAGATGGCACGGCGCATATGGCCGCATCCCGTTGCCGGCAAAGGCTTCGATCCTATGCTCATAAGTTGGATCGTCATAGCCGCGCTGCGCCGGACCAATACGGTAGTGGCGCGCGATATTGCGAGCCGAACTGGCCATTTCAATCTGCGAAAACTCGGACCCAAACAGTACAAAATACGATCCGATCGGCCAGGCAACCGGCATCAGCGCATCTGATCCCAACTGCCCTCGCAGGCGCGTCCTTATCCACCATGTGTCAGGCGCGATCAATTCGGCATCCCGAAACTGAAACAACTCCCAGTTTCCTGAGCTGCCGTCCCCGATCATCGCCAGATTGCCGCCGTTTAACAATGCCTCTTGGCTGATACTTTCCAGAGCCCCTGACACCAGACGGACTTGCAAAGCTTCACCATGATCCCAAAGTCCGCTTTGTGCTTCAGACAGGATGGTTTCGGTCGTCCCCACCACCGCACGTCTGGGCAGTATGGTATTCAGGCCATAGTTGGCATCGGTTGTTGCATCATAAACGGCAACGCTGCCCGGCCAGGGTTGTGCCGTCACCGCCAAATGGGGCGCATGTGGCACCTCATCTCCGGTTAACAGCGGCAGATCAAGGAACAAAGGCACCACCGGAACCGGGGCCACGAAACGGGACGTCGAAGGGCTATCGTCCTCAAAATCAGCTGGCGTGTAGACTGCCGGTTCAATGCGAACCCCTTCCAGAATTTGCAGATCTGCCTGCTCAACTCGGTCCACACGATAAAGCGCATCCCCATCTTTGGCCGCAAGAGACACCACATCCCCGGCTCCTATGTTCAGGGCAGAAGGCGGCAACGCAAAGCGCACGCTGTCGCGAGATACACGCGCTTCGGTCAACCAGCGTTCGGCAGTTTGACGACCTTCCGCCCGCGTCAGCGACAACGGCAAATCAGACCCCGAAACGGCATGAGTGGACTGATCTGCCAAAACAGCTTCTTCCGCCAGAATATCAAAATCACCATCGGCTTCGACAAATTGCACACGTATCCGTCCCGCCGTTTCCGCTTCGCTGCCGCGGGTCTTTTCGACAGTGCCGTCCAAATCTGCGGACACAGCCAAAAGGTCCCCATCCAACGCAATGGGCGCACGACCATCACGCATGACAAAGTGCAACACCCCATCTCTTTCGACCGCGTCAAATCCGTGCCGCAGCATCAATGGCTGTAACGCCGCACGTGCATCCGTGACATCCTCAACCGCAAGGCCGCGTACAACGCCACGCAGGTCACTGACGTCAAAACTTGACACACCAACCCGCAAACATAGTTCGCGCACAACCGACGCCAACGGCCTTGCTGTACTTCGGCCATTGATCCAATGCCCTTTGGCATAGTTTTCACCGTCGCTCCAAAGTGCGCGGTTGTTCGGAAATGTCGGGTAAGGCCGCGCATCCCACGCCCAGACATGAGCACGGCTCATATCGACCATCGGAGCCAAGTAGAGTTCTGAGACCGGATTGTTTTCGGAACGGGCCCAGTATTCAGTCACTGCGCGCAGGTATTGTTGCTGCATGAATTCATCGCGACGCCCGTCCGAGTATCTCGGCAACAAAGATTCGGACGACTTATCGTCCAGAAATTTGTTGGGCTGATTGGTTGCTTTGTCCAAGGCGGCGCAGCCAATTTCGGTAAACACAATTGGTTTTGACTGTGGCTCCCACGAGGTTGGGAGCACTTGGCGAACACCGCCAATACGGTTGTGGTGCCGCTTGGACCACCAATTTCCAATGTCTTTGTAGCGATAGACCCAAGGCTCATTATGCGCACCATCCGTGATCTCTGTGCGGATTTGCGCTTCTCTCGCCTCTGGCGAATGGTAGTACCAATCATAGCCCTCGCCGCCCGCCACATTGGCCATGAGGTACTCTGGATTGTAGATACTTCCCCAATCCGCATCGATATGATCCTCACCATCGCGCCAATCAGACAGAGGCATGTAATTGTCGATGCCAATAAAGTCGATATTGTCGTCCGCCCAAAGCGGATCCAGATGAAAATGGACATCGTCCGAACCATCTTGAGGGTGATAACCAAAATATTCGCTCCAGTCCGCCGCATAGCTGATACGCGTGTCCGGGCCCAGAATGCTGCGCACTTCTGCCGCAAGATTCCGCAAAGCCAGCACTGTCGGAAACGCACCGCCCGCGCCCCGGAGTTGTGTGAGGCTGCGCATCTCTGACCCAATGCAAAATGCTGAAACGCCACCAGCCAGCGCGCATAGGGCTGCCTGATGCAAAATGAACCGACGATACCCCCATTCCTCGGGACCAAGATAAGTCACCGATCCGGTAACGGTTGTAAAATCCGCCGCAGACGCGGTGCCAAAGAAAGCTGCCACCTCGGCATCGGCCTGCGCGGTCCCATCAGGCGATCCAGGTTGCCCGGGCGCCATGGATCCGGTGATCCGGCCACGCCATGGCAAAACGGGCTGGTTTTGATTGCCGGTCCAAGGATCCGGCAATCCGTTCCCAGCCAGCTGATCCATCAAAATAAAGGGGTAATACATCACCTCTTTGCCAAGGCCATTAAGATGCGTGATCGCCTCAACAACCGAGTCATCCGTGGGGGTGCCTCCATAGACCGGACGATCTTCAACCTGCGCTATCTCATCGGCTGATGCACGGGTCAGCCCGGACACGCGCCATGGCATATTGCGCCCATCGGCCTCTTTGCGTTCGACCTTGGGGCGGATCGTGCAGTCACCGCATCGCAAGTCATTGCCAAACCAGCTGACCACCAAAGATATCGCCCCACAATTGGGCAATTCTTCATTCAAGGCCTCAACCGAGGTCACAAAATCGGTCTGCCCTGAGGGTGAATTTACATTGGCACTCTGGCTATGCCCAACCGCACCGGACACAAAGACCGGTGTTGTGGCCAGCGAGTACTCTCCCGTTCCCGGAACCAGCGCCACAGCACGCACCCCATGCGCAATGTCGCCTTCGGCCTCTGGCTGCTCAGCAGGGCTCGGGCGGCAGACTTCAAAGGTGAACTGGGGCACACGGTTGCCAAATCCTGACAGCGGCAGGTTTTCCATGACCACGTAGGCCGTGCCACGATAGGCGGGCACCAATCCTTCACCTTCTACGGCCTCGATCAACGGGTCAGGCAATTGATCTGCTGATCCTTTGTAAACCCGCATATTCAGGTCACCCGGAGCCACCTCTTCGCCATCCGCCCATACCCGGCCAACACTGGTGATCTCACCTTCGCAAAGGCCGATCGCAAGAGAAACCGAATAGCTGTATTCGGCGGTTTCAGGCTGCGAAGACATGCCCTTGCCGCCGCCCGAACGATGAACCGATTCCACAAATTGCGTTGTCCAGATCACCTGCCCCGAGATACGCATCCGCCCATAAAGCTGGCTCACTGCGGCACCTTCAGCCGTGCCCGTCACACGGAACCGATCCACCCGACCGACGTCAACAACATCGGAGCCTGTTCCCAGAATCTGTTGATCTATGGCACGTCCCAAAGTCGCGCCAGCCAGTCTTCCGATTGCAACCGAAGACACCCCGGCCAGAGTGCCACCAACAGATCCACCTATGGCCGCACCGGCTGCGGATAACAAAAGCGTCGCCATTTCTTAACCCTCCTTGGGAAATTCAAACCGCGCCACAATGCGTCGGCGCCATGGGGTGCTCAGCGGGCTTTCGGCCACTGCATGCCCCGAATAGGCGTGAATAAAAGTCGCGTTTGCGCCGACCCTGCCGGCAATGCCAAGATGTTTTGCCACGCCCCCGGCGCGCATTCGAAACAGCAAAACATCTCCGGGCCTGCCCTGGTCTTTCGGCTTTTCAATCAACCAGCGTCGGGCGGCGCGCCATAAGCGCTCGTCGCCCTGAGGTTCGGACCAATCCATACTGTAGGCAGGTACATCTTCGGGCAAATCCCCCCGGACTTCGCGCCACACACCCAACAACAGGCCCAGACAATCACATCCCGCCCCCTTGCAACGTGCCTGATGGCGATAAGGTGTGCCAATCCAGCTGCGTGCGGCCTCGACAACCGGGGTCACCCGCGCAGGCTCCCGCCAGAGTTGTCAGCCCCCTGTCGGGGGTAACTCATCATCCAGTCATCCCCTGGAATGTCTGGAAACCCCTGAAAATTCACCAAATTGACGAATTTCAAGCGGCATGTGTCAAACCGTTTGTCACAACCCGCCTCAAGGCGCACCTGATCCCCTACCTGCAGCAGCGCGCGGATCGGCTCCCACAGTTCAACAACCCGCAAACCACCATCGAATGTATCGCGCTTGATCAACCCGTTCAGGCCCTCGCCGCTCCCGGACTGAACCCTCAGGGTGCCGCGGGTGAACCAGGCAGGTTCAAACTCAGTCATCTCACTCCAGCGAAAAACACGCGCATCTTCAACACCTTCAATCGGGCGAATGGCATGATATCCGGCAACATCAAGATCAACACCACAAGCCGCGTCTCCCAGCACTGCGGTGCAGGGTTTTTGATAAACACGTCCAACCGGACGGTTCAGAGCTTCGGTCAGCCCACGCAATTCGGCCTGAAAAGCACCTCCTGCGCGACGTAGCTCGCCGATTGAGCCACGAAACAACAGACTGCGTTCTGCGACATCACTCCAATTGGCAAGCCAACACATCACCTCGGCCCCATCAAAGCGGCCTGCGTCGATGTCTGCTTCGCTCACACTTGTATCACTAAGCGCCCCAAGCGCTTCGGTGTTGTCAATCGAAAGACCCGTGGATTGTTCAAGCGACACCGCTGACAGTCCGGTATCGGCGCGAAAGGTGAAGCCCTCAAATGACAGGTCAAGATCATGGTCTGTGAAACCGTAACGTTGCCCATCCTTGCGGATAATGGCCCAGCATCTTGCAACGGTTGTGAAACCGCCAGCAAGATGCATCTTAAGATCGCTTTGCAGTGCCATCAGACCCGTACCTCCACCACGGGGACGTTCGGAACATCCACCGCTTGAAACGATGCCACACTTGTTTGAATGCGATCGGTGTCGAACCGAACCGGCACATCGAATTCAAATCCGGCGGTTATCTGACGATCCGGATCAGGGGGATGGTTAAACAAGATCTGACCGGTTTCAGTATTGATCTCATAATGCACACCTTCCTGCATTTCGTCACCTTCAACGCCGACACGTACAGTCCCTTCAACAGGCTTCAGGATGGGGCGCCCATAATGTGCTGTGCCGGACAGATACGTCTTTTGCAGAACAAAACTTGTCTCGATCCCATCGGCCAGCGCAATCACCTGATCACGGTAGTTCACTTCATTCGAAGGCTTGCAGGACTTAAAGTCTGACCAGTCTTTCCAGCGAAACCCATAAAGCTGACCACGGCGGGCCTCAAAAAAGGCGATCAACAGCTCGACGTCGTCCAACGACCGCATTCCCACACCCGCATCATAGCGTCGACGTGAGTGTGCCCAAGGCGTGTTGCGTTCTTCGAAACCATTGGCCAGCGACACCACATCTGTGCGTCTCTCGGGCCCGCCAATGGATCCAAAGCTTAGATTTGCCGGAAACCGGACTTCATGAAATCCCATTGCCTTAGCCCCTCTTATCGATTGCGTTGGCCGCGCCCGAGGGCACGGTTCATCTGCGCTGCAATTTGCCCCTGCGAGCGACGAAAGCTTTCTGCGTCAGGGGTTTGAATGTTCATCACGACATTGGTCGTTACCCCGCCACCACGCACCCCAAGCTTGCCATCGGCACCGCGTGCCAGTGGCATGATGGCTTCTGCGCCGGCTTCCCCCATGAGCCCCGTACCGCCGCGCATCGGAAACAAAGTTGGGCCCGACACCACACCGCCATTGGCAAAAGGCATCACCCGCCCCTGGGCAAATCCAGCGCCATTGGCAAAGGGCAAAATGCCTTGGATAAGCGTGCCAATTCCATTGGCCACAGCGCCACCAACTCCATCCGTCACAGGTTTGAGGGCTGCGTTATAGGCGGTGTTCATCATTGAGCGCGCCACATCCTCAAGCGCGTCTGACAGCTTCATGCCGTCAAAAACCACCCCGTCAAAAGCGCGCCGCAACCCGCGTGACAACCCTTTTTCCAGAGTTTTCACGTCTTGCCCGGTGGCCGCCAACGACTGGCGCACGCTGCGCAACTCTGTGTCAAAATTGGCGGCCACAGCTGCAGTCTGCCCAAGGGTCACCTCCAGCGCATCCACCTGCGTGTCAAAATCTTCCAACGCATCAATCTCGCTCATCTTCATGTCCTTCCGTCTTGTCCGGATATGTCGCCAATAATGCATCCAGCCCCTTGCGGGTTAACGCGGGCGCCCCAGCCCCCTGTCCCAGAATCATCTGCAACTCAGCTGGCGTGAGTGCCCAAAAATCCGCCGGACGCAGACGTAATCCCCGTAGCCCTGCAGCCATCAAAGAAGGCCAGTCAAAGCCCCTCATGCGGTTGCATCCGGAACGCAAAAGGCGCGGGCCAGCAATTCGGCCGCCACTTTGGCCGCCTGCATTGGCCCACCAGCGATTTCGGCCGCCATCAGGTCTGCCGCCTGCCCTTGCCAGCCACCACCACGCAGCCCCGCCACAATCAGCGCCAGCACGTCGCGCGTTGAAAAACCACCCTCTTCGAACCGCTCGACCAGCGCCACGAGCGAGTCACTGTCCAGTTCCGCTTCAAGCTCTGCCAATGCCCCAAGTGTCAGCTTCAGTTTTTGACGTTCGCCATCAATCACCAAAGCCACTTCACCTGCCCAGGGGTTTGCCATGCTCAGACCGCCACAAAGGTCAGCACACCCGCCGACGCCAGCGACAATTCATACGTCGCTTCGCCATTGTGGCTGCCCGCATATTCCACCGAAGACACCTGAAACGGGCCTTCCACGATGCCAAAATCGGGAATAATCACTTGAAAATCAGGCGTTTCGCCGTCAAAGAAAATCTGACGGGCCCGTTCGTCTGTGCCTTCGTCCTTAAACACACCAGATCCGGAAATCGACGCCGATTTCACACCGGCACCGGACAACAACTCGCGCCAACCGCCCTGACTTTCCAGGCTGGTCACATCCACAGCCTCTGAATTGAAACTGATCCGCGTGGCCCGCAGGCCTGCGATGGTTTCAAACTGACCGTCTCCGGTCTGGTCTACCTTGATCAAAAGATCCTTGCCGTTCTGAGCACCCATTTTGCCTACTCCGCCTTGTTAAATGTTGTCTTCCACACGGGCTCGGAACCGCAGATCAATTCTCCGCGTATTTGCCGTACCCTCGCGCCGTGCCGTGGCACGGTCGAATTTGAGATAAACCAGCCGCCCGCGTGTCAGCGTCAGGTCGGCCCCCTCCAGCGCATCGCTGATCGCCACCGCCACGGCCTTGGCATCTGCAAAACCTGCCGCCTCGGACAGAATTGAAATCGTCAAACGATGCTCCGCGCCACTGCCGGATTTGTCAGACCGATCCAGAACGGTTTCCGCCCCCAGGCTGACATAAGTTTCCGGTAAAACACCTGCAGGCACCTCGTCAAAAATGGCCGCGCCGATGAGTGAAGTGACACCAGCATCCCCTTGCAATCGCTGATAAATCGCCACCTGAAGCGCTTTGGATACTGCATAACTGATGCGACCACCTCTTCGGTTGCGAAACACGTCAGCATCCGACCACGCGGATCGCGTTCCGCCACGGCATGCACCGGAAAAAGACGTGTCCCTTCGCGAAATCGCATTCCCGGAGCAGGCCTTTGCGCGGACCCCTGGGGCGCGCCGCGCACCACAATCCGGTAACTGACCGAGGACAAAGAAAACTCACCGCCGTCTTTTTCGCGACCTGTCCCTGCTTTGACTTCTGCCCATAAAACGCCCCTGGCGACCCAGCTTTCGTCATAGCCCCCTGCGCCATCTGATAACCGCTCACGCGCTTCCAGAACCAATTTGCGAGACAAATGCACCCGGTTCATCGCACCGCCCCTATACGCAACGGGCGATAGCGCTCGATCAGACTGGTCACACCAAACGGCATACACCCGCCACTCAGCGCAGTATCATCGCGATACTCATAGTAATGCGCTGCCAACAACAGCACCGCCTGTTTCAGATCCGCAGGCACATCTGACCATTCCGGGCCAAATCCAGCCCAAAAATGGATCACGACCTGACCCTCGTTTGGGATACTTGGCAAACAGGACCCCACCGGGCGCAACGCCGGGCGCTGCTGATCAGGAGACAACCTGTAAGCACTTGGCGCCACCACAGCACTGTCGCCCTGACGATCGACCAATGTGACACTTTGCAGGCTGCTCACAGGTGCAACCGGAAGCCCCTGTCCCTGATCGTCGCGCCAAAAGCCCAACGACCATGAGAACTCTCTTTCGATCAATGCCTTGCCAGTGCGCGCCTCAATGGCTGCCATGGCTGCGCGCAGAAAACTTTCCAACACGCTGTCCTGTACATCATCTTCGCCAAAGCCGCTGCCCAGACGAAGATGTTGTTTGAATTCTGCGACCGGCAGGGCCAACAGCGGCACCGAGGTCTCTTCGACTAACATCATGGAAAAAACTCCGAAAATTGCGACCCCTCCGAGAGTTCGGGCGCGCGTCCATGCGCCGCTCGAACGGAGGGGACAGCCAGACAACGCAAACAGCGGACGCACGCCCTGGCGAAGGCAGCTTGCGCTGCCTTCCCCATTCCCAACCTCTTACGAGGTTGCGAATTTCAGGAGCTTAATCGCCGCAAAGTCGCTGACATCGCCACCCACACGTTTGGTGGCATAGAACAGAACATTTGGTTTGGCGCTGAACGGATCACGCAGCACGCGCAGATCGGGGCGTTCGGCAACTGTGTAGCCCGCCGAGAAATCCCCAAAGGCAATCGCGGTCGCATCCGACGCAATGTCCGGCATGTCTTCGGCAATCAGCACCGGATAGCCCAACAAACGCGCAGGCTCGCCCGCAGCCAGACCATCCGACCACAAGAAACGGCCATCAGCGTCCTTCAGCTTGCGCACAGCGCCCGCAGTCTTTGAGTTCATCACGAAAGACGCATTGGCGCGGTATTGCGCACCAAGGGCATAAACCAGATCAATGATGCCGTCTCCGCCATTGAAATCGCCGTCAACGCCTGTGGGGACATACCCGATATTACCCCAGGTCCAGCTGCCATTGGCCACTGTTGTATGGGTCATGATGCCGGTTGGTTTATCAACGCCGTCACCGTTGATGAATGCCGCCGCTTCGGCACGGGCAAATTTGTCAGCGATACGACCCGCCAGCCAGTTCTCAACATCAAACGCGCTGTCATCCAGCAAACGCTGCGATGCTTTTGGCATGGCCGACAACTCATAGAGCGGAATGACAATACGTTCGACTGTCGGTGTGCCGGTTTCGCCCGTAGCAGAGGTCTCATCCGCCCAGCCCGCGCCCACATCGGTTGAATCGATCAGCACGTCATAGGTTGTGGCCTCAATATTCACCACATTGGCAATGGCGCGAATGGACGCCGTCGAATGCAAAACAGATTTTATGGCATCCGACGTTTGCGGATCCACGAGATAGCCCCCGTCGCTATTTACAGCCGTCGACATGGACTTGCCGTCCAATTCGAGGCCGCGCAGCGCATCGTCTTCACCGGAGCGCAAATAGGCATTGAATGCCTTTTGGTGCGGTGCCTCGAAGTCGGCAGATGCGGCCAGCGCCGGGCGCTGTGGAATATGTGATTTACGATCAAGCATGGTCACTCGCTCTTCCTGTTTTTGCAATCTATTGTTCATGTCGTCTTTGAAGTCCTTGAAGTCATTCATGAAACCCGTCATGGCCGACTTCACCTCGGCGGCCGGAGACAAAGCTTCCCCGCCCCGAGCCTTCGTCTCGGTATTACCCATCCAAATGGTCCTCGATCTAGATTTGTGCCGGGCGCTATTCGCGCTTCAGCTCCTGACGGGCGCCCTCAAGGGTCGCCGCCAATTCACGCAGCATGTCGCCGTCCGGGGTTTCCCCCTTGGCCGACACACGCGCACTGGGCAGCATCGGAAAGGTGACAAGCGACACCTCCCACAGCTCCAGTTCCTGTAAGAGCCGCTGGCCCTTGTTGTCTTTCGTGGCTTTGACCGTGCGATAGCCGATCGACAGGCCGTCAATCGCCCCTGCCGCGATCAATGTGGCCGCCTCGCGCCCCTTGTCCACATCCGTCAGAAGACGCCCTTTGACCCACAGGCCACGCGCATCCTCACGCACCTCATCCCAGATACCGATGGGTTGCGCCGGATCGTGTTGCCATAGCATCTTGACCGCCCGCCCCGAGGCCATCAGCGCCTTGAGAGAGGCCGCATAAGCCCCCTTCTGCACCACATCTCCGCCCTGATCGGAACGTCCAAACAGGCTGGCATAGCCTTCAATTTGGGTGCCGTCCTGCACCTCCAGCCCATCGCCAAAGCGTGCAAATTTGTGTTCCAAACCGTTTTCCATGTCTTTTTTCCACCTTGTTCCGCTCATGGCGCCGCATTCAGCAGGCCCTGAAACGCCTGTGCGAGAATTGTGCCAACCACGCCATAAACCGTGAGCCACAACCGCTTTTCCAACCGCTCGATCAAGTCTTCGATCTTATCGAGCCGCCGGTTCAGGCCATCAAACTGCAGCTTTGCCACCCGTTCATGTGCTTCAAGACGCAAGGCCGGTGCACAATCGAATTGTTCAAACCCATAGCGCTGTTCACCCATCCGCAGGCTCTTCCGCCGCGACTGCTGGCAGGCCCAACAATCGCCGTTTCTCCACATCGCTCAGAAACGCCGCGGCCTGCACGCGCGCCCATTGCGCATCTCTTTCCGCAGCCAACGCCGGCACCTGATCCAGATCCGGTTTCAATTCCAATGCTTCGCCCACAAACCCGGCCAGCCAATCGCCAACGGCCGCAGCGACACGTGTCGCCAAAGGCAAAACGGTCAGGCGATAGAACGCCCGGTTGGCCTCCTGATAGTTGGCATAGGCCGCATCCCCGGGAATCCCGAGCAACATCGGCGGCACCCCAAAGGCCAGGGCAATCTCGCGCGCTGCCGCTTCTTTGGTTTTTTGAAACTCCATATCGGACGGCGAAAACCCCATCGGCTTCCAATCCAACCCACCTTCGAGCAACATCGGGCGACCTGCATTGCGCGCGCCCTGGTGCTGGCTCTCCATTTCTCCCACCAGCCGGTCGTATTGATCGGGGCTCATTGATCCCGCCCCATCTGCACCTTTGTAGACAATGGCTCCTGACGGGCGCGCCGCATTATCCAAAAGCGCTTTGGACCACCGCGACGCCGCGTTGTGCACATCCACCGCCATGGCCGCCGCCTGCATGGGCGAAAACCCATAGTGATCGTCCTGCGGGTGGAAATTACGCACATGGCAGACGTTGGCCCCGGCGCCGAGATCAAACCGATGTTTGCGGGCCCCTACCTTGTATTCATAGGCCACAGGCCAGCCATCTGCACCGGGCACAACGCTCATGCGGTCTGACCGCAGCACGTGCAGCTCAGCCGGCATGCCACCATCACCGGCTACGGCCTCAATATAGCCATTGCCTGACAACAGCATCTGACCGTAAAGCGCTTCCATCAGCTCGGCACGTCCCTGCGCCGGGTTCGGCGAGGTCAACAATGCCAGCAAGGGATGCGTGTCATAGCGCTGTGCACCATCCTGCAACACCAAAGGCAGGGCTGCCGCGCTTTCTGCAATCAACTTGACCGATCGAAACCCCACCGGATTTCCGCTGAAACCGGTCCGTGTCAAAGATACGGTATCGCGCGGGCTCCAGGCCACACGACCGGCGCTGTGATAGGCCACTACCGGACCCGCTGCGCTGGCTTTTTGTTCGGGCGCATTGGTTTCGGATCGCCGGAAGAAATCAAATACCATCTCGTGCTCGCTCCTGTTTCTTTGCCTTAGGCCCGCTTCGCTGCTTGTGCGCTTTGGACAGGTTGGACTTTGTCTCAAATTTGTTAATTCGCTCTCAGGCCACCGCACGGTTCGATTTGCGAGGCACCTGTTAATCTCAAAGGCTGCGCATACGCGGGCGTCGCCAACGGGCTGATGGTTCAATCACCAATTCATGCAGGGCCCAGACAAGCGCATCCAAACGATCGGGACTGCCCGATCCCTGATAGCCACGCAGGCTCATGCGGCACATCTGGTCTTCCAATTCACCAAACTGCCCCACATGGCGCACCCGACCTTGTTCATACAAAGCCGCCACAGGCTCTGCGCGGGCTGACTTGGCGCGCGCTGCACGCACCGCTTTGTATGGCACCAGTGGGTCTACCTGACGGACCACTTCGGCAACCATGTCTCCGCCCTGGTTCACTTCGGCCACCAATCGGTCTGCCCCCCATGTCTCCATGGCTGTCACAGCAACACGCGCCCATCCTGCCGGGCTCTTGGCTCTGACGGTCACATCATCCAGCACATAAGCGCGCCAATCGCTGACCGGCCCCTTCATGGTGACACCGGCCACCACAATGCCGCACTCATCTGATCCGGCATGCCCGGTCACAGGCGGGTCAACCGCCACAACAATGCGATCAAGGTCTGGCGCCTTCTTGCACCGCATTTTTTCAAGCATCGACGTCGTCCACATCGCACCCTCGACGTCATCCAACAGCACACCGTCCAATTCTTGCCGGCCCAGCCTTGTTCCGGCATAGCGCGCACGCACTTCTTTCAGAAAACTATCCGCCAGATTTGCCCGGTTCGCCTCGGTTGTGGCATGGGTGACCACTGTCGACTCCTGCGCCAACAACTCTTTCAAAAGCCCGATATTGCGTGGTGTCGTCGTGACGCAAACCTGCGGGTCTTTTCCCAGCCGCAAACCGAACTGCAGCATGTCCCACGTGGCCTGCGCCTTTTTCCACTTGGCAAGTTCATCTACCCAGGCCGCATCAAATTGTGGGCCCCGCAAGGCTTCCGGGTCATGCGCAGAAAACACTTGCGCAACGGCTCCGTTAGGCCAGATCAATCGCTTGCGTCCAGCCTCCCATTTGGGCATCCGGTCAGGCGGCGAACACGCCAACACCCCACTGTCACCAAACACCATGACCTCGCGGACCTGATCAATGGTTTCCCCGACCAAAGCAACGCGTTTAGCGCGCCCATTATCCAAGGGGCCGTTGCCCTCAACCATAGAGCGCACCCATTCGGCGCCTGCGCGGGTTTTCCCCGCACCGCGCCCGCCCATTATGACCCAGGCCTTCCAGTTGCCCTCCGGGGGCAACTGGTGGTCAAACGCCCAGAACTCAAACAAGTACGGCAGCGCCAATAGTTCGCTTTGGCTCAAGTCATCCAGAAAGGCTTGTTGTGTCTCGAACGGCTCGGAGGCGAGCCAAACGGCGCTCGATCGAAGCCCGTGCGTCGTGCAGGTCGAGCCGATAGTCGTTGACGATTCCGTCTTTCTCTTTCTGGCGCTGCTCAAAACTCTTCTCCGTATCAATGGTCGTGCGGATCAGGTGACGCAGTTCGGTCAGAACCTTGCCGGTCTGGCCGCCGGCTGCCTCCTCATCTTGTTCCAAACGGCCGCGCAGCGTTGACAACGCTCCTCTGACCCCCCGCAACAAATGCCGTACCTCTGCCACATCTTCATCCAGTGGCGACTCGCCTGTCGGCGCTGTGAATTTGTTCAT